CAAGCGGTCGTTATAAGGTTTACCGTAAGTCCAAACCCCATTTCAAACCTTTATTGGTTCTAACTCGTCATGCCTAACCTGACTGGTTTAAAAACCGAAGTAAGTTAATGAGAAAACTTTCACTAAACAATACAAAACAAATAAAAAGTGTCGTTAGACGACTTTTCGTATTGCTGTGCATCGAGGTAACCCCTCGTGTTATTCGAAAGTCTACTGCATTCCTACGTTGATTCTTAACAGTAAGGAAAGACATGGGAGCGCACGCGATCAAAGCGGGCAAGGCCCGATGTGATTTCGTTTTGAAATGAGTGATAAATGGTGAACCGGATACGAACGACGACTTGTATCAGTGATGTTGGGACGGAAAGAAGATTCATTATTCAATCCCCCCTCGTATGCACTGATTCCTTGGTTTTAGTAAGTTTTCGAGAAGACACAAACTGGCTGTCATCACACTGTTAAATTTCCATCGTGCTCTGTACAGTAAACCAGTGTTAGATCTCAAATCAATAGAAGATCCACTACCCGACCTTTTGAAAGTGCTCCGCATGTGTTGGGAGCTATGATCGAGTCCACTCTGGCAAGTCAAGCCATTGTGGAAAAGAGATCTACTAGGAACATTTGTGTATAGGCCTCGCCTTCTGAACACCATGAAGGGTGGCCCTAACCACAAACATGCACAAAAAGGAATAGTAGACGACCTATCTACTCTTATTGAAGACGGACGCCTGTGATATAAGTGGAAATTAGTATACCGAGGGCTCTCTGACACCTGAGGTGACCACAAGTATTGTACAGAGTTTTCAACCGTCTTATTCTCGATAGCGGATTCGCTAGCCGGAGGTTCTATAACGCCCCTTCGTAAGAAGGGAGTGCATTCGCGTCTTGCAGCTCTTAGTGATAGGAGCGGTAAGACTCGGGTCATCGCATTGGGGGACTACTGAACTCAGTGCCTTCTTAGACCTCTCCATGATCATATGTTTGCCATCCTCAGATCAATGCAATCTGTTGACGGTACATTTGATCAGTCGAGACAACGTGAACGTGTAAGGATATGAACAGTTCAGAAGGGTTACAAATATTCATTAGACCTTTCTTCAGCTACTGACCGACTCCCTATACTCATACAAGGAGTTGTGATGTGTAAAGTTTTCACAGAAATGTCGTGGAAACTTGCTGTGACTTGAATGAGCGTTCTAACAGATCGGGATTTTCACATTACATCCCGGACTTCGAGAAAGCTTTGATCTCGGAGTAATCAGAAGACTGTCCGGTATAGGGCAGGACAGCCTATGGGCTTTTATACGTCATGGGCGTCTCTAGCTCTTACGCACCACGCATTGGTGTGACTCGCCGCTCACCGAGCAGGCTGGCGCGGGCGCTTTTATCGTTATGCTCTTTTAGGTGACGATATAGTTATCTTCTCGCGACCGGTAGCTAGGGAATATCGTAAGATTATGAGTGATCTTGGGGTTTCAATTTCCATACCGAAATCTCACGTTTCTAAGGACTTTGCGGAGTTCGGCAAGGCTCTCTATCTTGAGGGTCGTGATATATCGCCTTTGTCCTGATCACTTATAATCCCTGATAAACTCTACTATTTCGCGGATAGCATCCTCCTTTTAAAACAGCTCCACGAGAGGGGTGTAAGCCTACCGTTCGGTAAGATCCCTGAAGCCTTCGGGTGGATGGGTGAGAAACAGTTGACCAGGTTACTGTTTTACGTAACTTGACCGTATCAAGAATTCTATTATAAGTCCGACCTAGTCGGATGAACTAGTCTAGATCTTGGTATTCGAGATTTCCTAGCCTGAAGGAGGGCTATGTCTCGGGATAAAACCCAGGCATACGCCGATTTATTTGGCTCCTTCAAGGATAAAAACTGAAGAAACCTCTGGTATGTTCTTCCTAAATACCAAGAGTTAGCTCTTAAATCTCTCGAGCATCCAGTGTCGCGAATTTGAGGTGGAGGAGAGGTGACATCTTTCTTTCATGCAGGGGACAATTTTATTACGATGGGCCCGGTAGTAACGGAGGAAAGTTTGTTTGAGTTGAAATTTCGCGAACGCCCGAAAGGGATTCAGCTGAAAGTTCCTTGAACGAATCTGTATTCTGTGAAACCCGCAGAAATCGAG